GTTGACGTCGTGGCGGATGTCTTGTTGGAGGACACGCTGACGCTCGCGGCCATCATGTACGCCACGGCGCAGAAGCTCCGCAGCGAGGTCGCGGCGGCTGACAAGGTAGCGCTCCTGGCGTCGATCCTCGGCGACGGAGCGAACCTGGACGATGACGACAAGGAGGTCCTCAAGGAGGCCATCCGGGAGGCCGCAGCCGAGGGGATGGTTGACGGGCCTGGGATCTACGGGCTCAACAGCAAGACCGGCGAGATGCACAAGCTGGGCGATCTCGACACGACGCCGGAGAAGGTCGCGGAGTCCATCGCCGAGCACGAGCGTCAGGTGATTGCGGAACAGGCTGCCAAGGCTGCGGAGGCTGAGGCTGTGGCTGTTGATGAGGGCGTGGCTGAGCGCCTGGGAGGCACCGCCGACGATGACCTGGAGATGGTCGCGGCCGAGGAGAAGCGTGACGACGAGGAGTGGGGTGGCGAGCCGCTGTACCAGGGTGGCAGACCAATCAAGGACAACCCCCAGGCCTAGCGGCAGCCGCGCCTCCTCGGGAGGCTAGGAGACGTGAGAGGAGCCTGTTGTGATCAATGAGGATGCGCTACGGATACCCGATGCCGGACTGGTGCTTGTCGAGGTCCGGTTTGCAAGCGGGAAGGATGGAACATCATCCTGGCTCATCCGGCCCGAAACCATGACCCTGCTACGTGATGGCAAAGGGGTGCCCACCATCTCGCTTGCCGGGGAGATCACTGATGCTGGCTGGGCGCGCCATGGAGATGGCCGATTGGATCGGGCTATCGACAACAGCAACAGGCTCCTCTCGCACCTACGCAAGCACTGCCCCGCCCTCCTCGGGACCGGGGAATGCAATGAAGGGAACTGAGATGAGACTCAAAGGTGTGTTCCTATTCCTGGCGCTGTGGGGCTTCGGCGCAACGGCGTTCGCGCTCGGAGCCGGGGCGGACCGCTGGTGGTTCGCGGTTGCGGCCGGGGCGCTGACGATCCTCGCGCTCCTGGGCGCAGTCCTCGCTGAGTTCGCCGAGGAGTACCGGCGTCGCGGCGTGACTGACCGGCGCCAGATGCGGGTCGTCAACGAGCGACTGGACAGCATGGAGTCAACGCTCGGCTCCACCCTGGACGCCTTGGAGGAGATCACGGCGTACCTCCACACGATCGCGGAGGCGCAGCTGATCCTCCACCCAAACACGGATCTCCTCCCGGCCGGGCCTCCGGTCGTCAAGCCGTTCGCGCCGATTCCGGAGAGGACGCGCCGATGAGTACGTGGCTGGAGCGCCATAGGGGGCAACAGCCGTACAACGGGGACTGGGACCCGGCCTCGGTCCGGTCGTCCTGGCACAGCGGGCTCATGTACTCCCGCGACCCGCGAGGCATCGAGGGATCCAGGCCCTCGGCGCTGCTGTCTGACAGGAACTTCTCCAGCCACTCCAACAACGACGGCTCGCACGTCTCTCCGTACGATGAGGGGCGCGTGGACATCGGCGTGGACAACCTGAAGGTTGAACTCATTCAGGGCATCGATGAGGCATCGTTCAAGCGCGTCCTGTCGCGAGCGCTCCGGGCCACGACCGGCATTCACCCCGATGAGCCGGAGACCGAGGAGGACGCGCACGAGATGATGCGGGGCGGGCTCCAGGCGGCGCTTGAGAGCCAGACGCTCGTGTTCCAGGTGACCGGCGCGTCCCGTGCTCTCACGCACCAGATTGTCCGTACCCGCAAGGCAGCGTATCACCAGCAGTCCCAACGGGCTACCTGGTACGGGGACCGGCCGAACCAGCGCTGGCCGGAGAGCGTGTTCAGGGCGGGGTCGAACGTCTCGGATCTCTGGAAGCAGGCGCTGGTCGCGTCGTGGGCCGCGTACAAGGCCGCGTGCGACGCCGGAGTGTCCTATCAGGACGCTCGTTACATCCTCCCGGAGGGGACTACCAACTACATCCTGTGTGAGTACACCGTGCGGGAGTTCATTGCGGTGTTCGCCTACCGGGGCTGCTCGATGTTCCTCTGGGAGATGGTGCAGTACGCCCGAGAGGCGCGGCGGATCGTCATCGAGGCACACCCGTTCCTGGAGCCGTACATCAAGATCAGTTGTGAGAAGCCCATCAAGCCCTGCGAGACCTGCGAGGGGCACGGCTACTACCCTGCGGTCAATGGCAAGGATCAACCCTGCCCGGACTGCTACGGCGTAGGCGACATCCACAAGTGCACCTTCCAGGGGTGGGAGTCGGTCGAGGGGCAGTGCGACCTCCCGTGGGCCAAGCAAGACAACCGGACCTTCCTCCCGGCTCCTCGGTACCGGATCGGTGCCTGATGGAATGGTGGCAGTGGACGGTCTCAATCGTCATCTGGGCACTAGGGATGGCTGCTCTTGACGTCGGACTATCCAAGCTCGCTCGCGCCGGGTTGAGCGATGTTGTGACAGCTGTCATGATCCTTGTGACGGCAATCGCTCTCGTGACCTACTGGTTGGTGACATGATGTACATCCACTGGTGGGAGAAGAATCGGCGCGCTGACACCTGGTGGCGGAGGATCGCTTTCCGGCTGCCCCGGTCGCTCGCCTACTGGTGCGCGATCCGGGTTGGGTCGCACGCCACGACCGGACAGTTCAGCAACCAGGAAGTGCCCGCGCTACTGTTCGTGGACGCGCTGAAGAGATGGGACGACCGTGCCTGAGATGCCGTTGCGGGAATGGGTGGACACCGGCTCTCATGTGGAGGTGCCGGGGAAGGTCGACCGGATACCGGAGTACGACGCGCGGGGCGGGGAGCACCTATGGATCTGGGCAGTGGTCTACCGGGCGAACATCGACCGGCTGATGGATCTGGGACACACCCCGTTCCTGGATGGCGAGAGCCTGCTAGCCATAGATGGCCCAGGTTGCTTCTACTGCGAAAAGGAGTACACCGCCCAGCGCGCTCGGCATCGCTGTCCTGGGAATCCGCCACGCTCCTAGTGTTCGCTGTTCTGTTCGTGTTGCTAGTCTGTGGCCCTATATGGGCCTGATGGGAGGAAGAGATGACTGCGATGACGCCGTTGGCTAAGATCTGGTGGCTGGGTAATGCCATCTTCACACAGGACGCCGTGGGAGGGCTCCGCGAGGTGTGCATGTGCCCGACTGCGGAGGACAGGGACTGGATCGTCTGGTCGCTGGCCAAGCTGCACGGGGTGCCGTTCGATGAGCTTCGGGTAGCAGTGCCGCAGGCTGAGCCGGGGCCTGGCTCACGCCATGCGGCCGAGACGCTGCCTGTGTCCCGTGACGCGGCTGGCGTGTGGCGGGCAGAGGGTCCGGCCTCGGCGTTCGGTGACGAATCGCCGTAACGGTTACTTCCGGCAACGCGGCTCCAGTCCTAGCCTCAGGTCTGGAGCCGATCTTTATGGGAGGGCAGTGTGCGCTGGCGAGAGGTACCAAATCCAGACGAGACACCGGAGAGTGTTTGGGACTCCGGGTGGCGCTGGTGGGTCGCCGTGTGCGCTGCCCTTCTCCTAGTGGGGATCGGCGCAACCATACTCACCGCAGCCCTGGAGGCGCTATGACGACTGAGCCTATCCGCCACAAGTCTTTCTTTGTCGTGGAGCCCGAGGGCGTGACGGGATGGAAGCCGTTCCAGCTTGTATTGACGGGATTCACCGATGGCCCACTGCCTATTGAGGGCCTGAAGGAGTTGCTACCGGAGGCGCTGGAGCAGGGCGGGCTACGGGTAGAAGCGATGATCATCAATGTCGGCGCGGCACCGTGGACGGTGAACGCGGACGGGGGCGAAGATGGATGAGGACTTCTACTCATGCGCCTCATTCGACCCCGGAGGGACGACCGGCTGGGCGGTGATGTCGGTCTACCGGGAGGCGATCGAGGACCCTGAGTACAAGATCCTTGAGAACGTCGCACACTGGTCGGCGGGCGAGTTCGTTGGCCCCTGGGAGAGCCAGGTGGACCAGATGATCGAGCTTGTGCTGTCCTGGCCCTCAGCCAAGGTCGTCTGCGAGGACTTCTACCTCCGCCAGATGGCAGTCGACCTCTCGCCGGTCAAGGTGACCTCGGCGTTTGAGTATGAGATGCGACGGATCTCCCGCAAGTACAAGGGTGGTCCTGTCCGCCCCGTCATCAAGCAGATGCCCGCGCTAGCTATGGCTATCACTGACGACCGGCTCCGGGCGTGGGGTTACTACGCCTCCCTGACCGGACAGCCGCATGCGCGGGATGCCTTGAAGCACAACCTAACCTGGCTCCGTCGAGCCAAAGAGATCCTCGGCGCGCATCGGGTAACGTAGCCTCCCTATTCCACGGGAGGAAATAGATGGAAACGCTGCCCCAGATTGGCAGGCCAAAGATCGGCCCTGCCTTTGACTTCCACCTACCTGAGGACACAAAGGAGCGGTTACGCCGGGCATCGAGACGGTACGGCGTCCCGATGAGCGGCATCATGCGTGAGGCGCTGGACAAGTACCTCGATGAGCTAGAGGACGCCGTATGACCCCGTACCAACTGGCAGCTGTTGACTACGCTGGCTTTGGTTGGAGCCCTATCCCTCTGCCTACCGGCGACAAGCACCCGCCCCCAGACGGTTACACAGGAGCCGATGGCGTCTGGGTAGGGGACATCCAGTCCCGTGAGTGGGCGAAGCCTCGCGCCCGGTATCAGGTTGGCGACGGCAAGGTGTCGTTCCCGTGCGGCAACGTTGCCCTCCGGCTACCTCGTGGCGTGCTGGGGATCGACGTGGACGCCTATGACGACCGGGCGGGGAGCAAGACGCTCGCTGCGGCGGAGAAGGCATGGGGCGCGCTGCCCGCTACGTGGGTCGCTACGTCCCGACCGGGTACGGGTAGCGGTATCCGGCTGTACCGCGTCCCCGAAGGGCTCTCGTGGCCAGAGAGCCTGCGGAAGTTCCACGGTGGCGGAGTGGACCTGATCCGCTGGGACCATCGCTATGCCGTCGTGTGCCCCTCGATGCATCCGAACGGCGCGCAGTACGTCTGGGGACGGCCGGACGGCCAGTGGGTCGCTGACGAGGTCCCGGAGCCCTCCGATCTACCTGAGTTGCCATCCTCATGGGTGGAGGGGTTGACCTCCGGGAAGACCTGGGCGGCTCGGGCGACCGAGGAGCTATCCCAGGACGACATCCGCGCCTGGCTCGCGGACCGGGGCTCCGGCGAGGCCTGTGCCGTGATGTCGCGGACGCTCGCCCAGTACCAGCGGCAGGTACGGGAGGCTGGAGATGACGGCGGCGCGCACGACGTAGCACGTAACGGGGCGTGGGCCCTGATCGGCGATGCGGCTGCCGGACACGGGGGAGTCCTCTCGGGACTGGGGAAGCTCCGCAACACGTTCCTGGAGGCAGTCAAGGGGCGGCGTGGTGAGCGACAGGCGCGTGGCGAGTGGGCACGGATGCTCATCCGGGGAGTCCAGAAGGTCTCCGCCGAGGGGGACGTGGCCGAGGATGACCCCTGTGAGCTGTTGACGTCGGAGTGGAGCCCTACCCGGGCGGCGCGCACTGGGTCGGGAGCGTTCGACTACGCACGCGATGACATCGGGAACGCGCAGCGGCTCGTGAACTGGGTAGGCGACGACATCCGCTACGTCGATGGCCTCGGAGGATGGCACATCTGGGAGCGGGGGCGCTGGGTGCTGGACCGCTCCGGCCAGGTTCAGCGGTGGGCCTTTGAAATGGTGCGTAGCATGGAGCGCGAAGCAGAGTTCATCGAGGAGCCCAAGGCGCGTGCGGCGTTCATCGCCTGGATCCGCTCCTCGGGCAACGCCGGACGGCTCAAGGCGATGGTGGACCTGGCTAGGTCGATGCGCGGGATGACCTGGGAGGCCCAGGAGCTAGACGCGAATCCGGCGCGGCTGCTGTGCCCGAACGGGGTGCTGGAGCTGGAGGCTGATGGGGCCTCCTTCCGCCCAGTCGAGCGCGAGGACCGTATCACGCTCGTGACCGCAGCGTCCTATGTAGAGGGTGCGACCTCGGAGCTATGGGACAAGTTCATCACACGCCTGGTCCCGGACGCGCCTACCCGGCACTGGCTACAGAAGGCAATGGGCTACTCCATGTACGGGCGTAACTCGGCGCGGCTGCTGTTTCTCATACAGGGCAAGACCTCCTCGGGCAAGACCACTCTCGCAGAGGCCGTGGAGTACGTCCTGGGGGACTACGCCGCGCCGTTCAACTTGTCGCTGTTCCGCGCTACCAAGGATCAGGGGGCGAACGTACAACTGGTGCGGCTACTGAGGCGACGCTTCATCGTCGCCAGCGAGGCATCGTCAGACTGGTTCCTGCACGCGGATGAGATCAAGCGGATCACCGGCGGCGACACCCTCTCGGCGCGACTGAACTTCGCCAACGAGATGGTGGTGGCTAAGCCATCGTTCACGCCATGGATCGTCTCCAACGATCCGCCCACGATCAACGGGGCAGACCTGGCGCTATACCGGCGTCTCTACACGATCCGAATGGACGGGACTCTTGACCCTTCTGAGGAGGACGTGACGCTGCCGGACCAGCTGGCCTCTGAGGCGTGCGCCTCTGCCATCCTCTCCTGGCTCGTGGAGGGCTGGAGGATGTACTGCCAGGAGAAGCTCCTGGACGTGCCTGCGGCGATCGTTGAGGCCACTCTACAGACCCGCGAGGAGCTATCGGACCTGGACGGATTCCTCAAGGAGGCCTGTGTAACCGAGGCCGAGGCTGCGGTACGCGCTGCGGATATCTACCAGGCGTACAAGGAGTGGTGCACAGACAACGGCAGTCGTCCCGAGACGGCGCAGATGTTCGGCCGACAGCTGAGCAAGCGAGGGCTGGACCGGGTACGGCTCCGCGTGGGGGAGTCCTCTGAGGACGGTCGGGAGAAGATATGGGTGAGGGTTGGGCTGAAGCTCCGCAATGGATGGTCGCTGCGGGTCGGCGGGACGCCGGTCGACCCTTCAGATATGGGCCCGTAATGGGCCCGGGACAATCGCTTTGCACCGGGCCCAAGGGTACCAATCCGGGCCCAATATGAAACCACTATGGGACCGGGCATTGGCCTGCGAAAACGTGGGTTCCGGGCCTAATAACTTACTTCTTTTTAATTAATAGGTAATAGTTAAGAGGCTCTTACGCAAACGGACTATTCAGTACTTACTTATGAGTAGATAATACGTTCGTGTGTCCCCTATAGGCACAGCTGTTCGGCGACCTAATATGGGCCCGCCACGATTGGAGGATGTAATGGCGTACAAGAAGGTGCCATCTGACCACACTGAGTTTATTGGTGCGGACGATGGCACAATGATAGATGCACAACGTAGGATGGACCGTGATCTGCGGCCTGAAGAGCAACTGTGGGAGATCTATGCAACCAACCCGACCGACGCGACTTCAACGCCGGAGACGGCTGACGTTGACGCGATGCCGAGGACGAATCGATGAGCGAAGCCTGCGGTGAGACGATGGAGGTCGAGGTGCCGCATTTTGAGGCGCGGCTGAACCACACAGTGACGTTCCGCTGCGAGCGGAAGCCTGGGCACCGTATGCCGCATACGCCGCACGTTGGGTTTGCGGCGAAGTACGACAAGGAGGATGCGGAGTCGATGACGCTCGCTGAGGCGGTACACCGAGCAGAGGTCGAGGCGGTGAAGTCCCGTGGGTGACTACGCTGACTGCGTCTGGCGCGTGGGATCGAAGCATGGCCGGACAATCTGGGCTGTGCTTGGCGACGGAGAGCGGGAGGACGGCACCGAGGGCAACTGCGATGTGTTCCTCGGCTTGATGGAGACCAAGGACATAGCCCAGGACGTGGTGGACGCCCACAACGACAATCTCGATCCGCCGATGCATGTACGCCAGGCTATCGCGGCTGACTACGCGGAGAGCGCTGAATGAGTAGCCTCAGCGACCTCGACAGGTGCGAGCATGGGCGGCATTCGATTGATCACTGCCTTGGATGCCCGGATGGGTACTCAACGGGCAACCTGTTCCTTACCAATGGCCAGAGGATTGGGACGGACCATGGAGGAGAGCCGATCTACGCTGTGACGTCCCGTCCCCCGAGGGCAGGCGAGAGGCGGCCCGAGCCTCCCGAGGTGGAGATCAACTGGGCGGCACGAAGTGGAGGGTGATTCCAACCTCAGCTGCGAGGACACCACGCTGTGCCTCTTCATGGAGGGCTGGCCGGACAACGTCGATCCGGCGAACCAGTGCTGGAAGGACGCGGTGTGGCACATCTGGTATGAGGACGCCAACAACATGACGCAGGCGTGCGAGGCTCACCTGGGGCGGGCGCTGGGATGGGCGAAGGTCAAGGAGTTCCACGAGTTCGGCTCCGCGTGTAACGTGCCCTACTCCTGGTGGTTCCCCGAGGCCGGTACGTGCGTCACCGAGGAGACTGGTCTAGAGATTGGGTTCCTTGTTAGGGAGGGTGGTACATGACAGCAGAGGGGTTACGGGAGGCGGAGCCGGACTACGCGACTGTGGGAAGAGATTTCAGGAAAGACTGGGTACCGGTTCCGGACCCCACCATCCTCACCCAACAGGCGGTAGACCGCGCTGTCGGGCACTTCCGGGAGTACGTCGACACCCGGCTATCAGGAATGGAGAAGGCTACTGCGCTCAACGCCACCAAGGTTGAGCAGAACGCGGACCGTGCCGAGGCAGAGCGAACCAAGGCGGCAGCTGACGTCGAGCGTCAGATGGCAGCTCTCCGGGAGTACTGTCTGGAGCGGATCTCGCACGTGGCCGATGTCGCCACCGAGAAGATTGTTGGCCTTGAGGCAAAGCTCGCGGAGCGGGATGAGCGCGTCAAGCAGGCCGCGACTGAGGCCAAGACCTCGCTCGACGCGGCTATGTCAGCAGCCAGCGCCAGCGTGGCGCAGCAGAACCTCGCCAACGCCACGGCCTCCAACAAGCAGGAGGTCGCATTCCAGAAGCTCCTCGATCAGCAGGCCGCTACCTCCAGGGCAGAGAACCTGGCGCTACAGGGTCAGGTCTCGGACCTCAAGGACCGGCAGGGAAAGCTGGAGACTGCGTTGGCACAGGCCATCACCACAATGACAGCACGCACTGAGGCGCGCGTGGAGGGTAAGACTGACAACCGGTTCGTGCAGACGGCATCGATGACCATCATAGGGATCGTGCTGTCTGTTGTCCTGGCTCTCACTCTCCGTCGCTAGCGGCAGGCACGCCGGGGCGGGGAGGCTCGACGGATGAGTGATACGGACTACCGAACGTGGGTCACCGCCCATCTTGACGACATCGACGTGCGGGAAGTGCTACGCAGCAACCACAGGCCGGAGGAGCGTCTGTCCACCAGCCTGAAGTCGTACGTGATCTGTGTCCAGTGCACCGATCCTTGGCCCTGCGAGGTCAGGCAGCTGGTCCGCGCCTATGAGGAGGCAGAGCAGGAGCGCTGGCGCAAGGAGAAGATGGAGGAGCAGGAGAAGATGGAGCAGCAGAGGTTCGACCCTGCCCTGAACTTCAGGTCGCACCTTGCTCAGCTCCTCAACCGGTTCAACTATGACGGTCGACTTAGGACGATGGACTGGATGATCGCGGATCATCTGTTGGGCGTCCTCGACAACCTATCGATGATGCTGCTTCAGCGGGACACCAAGCAGACCGGTGTCCTCGATCCCCATCGTCAGCTGGAGGACCAGGCATGAGTATGGAGTTCGGGCAACGGGTGCGGACGCTACCAAACGGCGAAGTAGGCCTGTACATCTCACGCGGCGTCGCGCTGGTACTCACCGAGACCTCCGGACCGGTCATCCTGCGCTGTGCGGCCCTCAGGGCCGAGGCCGTCAAGCCCATACCGGAGGACTCGCTGGTGCCGAGCGAGGAGATGTGCCAGGGAGCGCTGGCGATGCTTCGCTTCCTACGCGGCGCGTCCTCGGAGCCGGTCAACATCCACTTCAACCAGACCTCTCCGGCGGAGCCGCCAAGACGCGGTTACGCGGCGGGATATGCGGCTGGTTTCATCGATGGCGGTCAGGACGGGAGGCACCCATGAGGATACTGTTGGTACTCATGGAGCCGGATGGGACTGAGTGGATGGTGCCAGCGCTCACCGCCGACGAAGCCACCAGTACACAGAAGGCCGTGGCGATCCCGGTGCAAATGCTGCAGGACCTCGCTCCGCTCACGATGCGGCGCATCACATTCGTGCAGGAAGAGGACGCGGCCAAGCTGCCCGTCCTCGATGAGACCTGGAAAGGGATCAGGATCAATGAGCCTGAATGAGCTACGCGACGCGGTACACGAGACGGCGCGCGCTAAGGGCTGGTGGGACGGGCGCGAGGGCGAAGAGGTCACCGTCAACGGTGCAGGCATTGGCGTTTGGGCACTAGACCAGCGCTCCTTCGCGGAGCTACTGATGCTCGTGGTGAGCGAGTGCGCCGAGGCCCTGGAGGACTGGCGCAACGGCTATGAGGTCGACAAGCCGCGCTGGCAGGTGACCTCCCGGACGCCAGAGGCCCCTACCGCGAATCTGGAGGCGCATGGCCAGGAGATGAGGTTGCGGTTCCCGGACGGCCACAAGCAGTTCATAGACCTCAACAGAGCCCTGGACCGGGAGGCGTTGCGGGATGAGGGCTGGTACACCAAGCCGATCGGAATTCCCAGCGAGCTAGCCGACATCATCATCCGCGTGCTCGACATCTGTGGGGCGTATGGGGTCGACATCGACGCGGCTGTCGAGTCCAAGATGGAGTTCAACGAGACGCGAGAGGTCCGGCATGGTGGCAAGCGTTCCTGACAACGACAACGTCTCGGTCGCCATCGTCTGTAAGGCGTTCACCACTATGTTGAGGCCAGTCGGACAGCTGCTGGCTAGCGGCAGCGCCTCCGGACGCGCGAGGCTAGGCGCTTCCGAGGAAGGGAAACGGGATGAGCGCGCAGCAGGCCTACGTAGTGGCCGTGAAGGATCTGGCGGACGCGGATAGCGATGTGGAGTTGTCGGCTGGTCGGGTGAGGGCACCGTTCGGCGCGCTGGTGAAGCTCCGGAAGTGTTCGGTGACGTACAAGGGCAACCGAGACGAAGTCATGTTGCAATGGATGGAGATCGGGCAGAGCGTCAACGTCTGGTTCTGGGAGGGCGAGGAGCTACGCGAGGCCCAGACTGTTGTGCCTGAGCCTGGGATCGTCATCAACCATCTGGAGATCCCGCTGAACTTCCGGACGATCGTCTGATGAGTTGGCGCAGGCCCAGCCCCTGGTTCGCGGTTACCGTCCTCGCGCTGAGCATCGTTGTAACGATCCTCGCCGGATGGTACGTATGGCACACGGTGCAGGAAGTCAGGTCAGCATGTCATTGAATCCGGGAGATCGCGTCCTCCTCCCCAAGTCCCTAGGCGAGCACCGAGGGCGGATCAAGTGGAGCGCGGCGGATGAGTTCGCCATCAGCTTCACGTATCCGGCCGAGGATGGAAGCGACGCCAGCGGCCTGATCTACCTCAAGAAGGGCGAAGTCCATGCAGAAGACCAGATGCCGCTGGTGTAAGCCGTACCCGCTCGCCCACTTCATCAATCAGGAGTTGGTACGGGTCGTACGGCGGCACAACCACCGCAAGTGCGTCGAGCTATCCGGCGAGGACATCACCGAGGAGTTCAACCAGGAGGTAGCCGATGGAGAGCGTGCCAAGCGATCAGCTGCACGAGAACATGCCGCCTGATCAGATTGTCGTGGTCGCATTCGAGGACTGGTGTGAGTACTGCGAACGTCCCATTGTTCCGGGCGACGAGTGCAGGATTGTGGACCGTCAATGGATCCACGCCGGGCACGGGCGGTAGCGGCACGGCCTCCTTGGGCGTACCGTCAGGCACAGGGCCGACGATGGGAGACTGGATGCGGTAGCCACTCCTCCTCACAGGATCCAAGCCGCAACAAAATCTCACTCCCCAGACGCGACCCCCGGTGCCCCCGTGTCGGGGGTCGCGTCGCGCGGTACGATCCTCCGGACCGGGGAACCATCGATGACGGGAGATCGCATGCACAAGCTCAGAACCTCGCCTGACGGCGACACTGTGGAGAGCGGCACCGAGGACGACGCCGACTCCGCCAAGGTCTGAATTCCGCCTACCCGGGCCAGAGACACCCCGCCACCGATCCGGCGGGGTGTCTCTGCGTCTGCACTCGCCGCAGTCGTGGCGCTCGGGAGAGGATCGGGCTATGAGTGACACAGTGAGGTACGCCAAGGAGCAGGTGGATGCTGTTCACGACGCGGCGTGGCAGGCTGGAGTCCTCGCTGGGCGGGTCGACACCCTCAACAAGTTCCACGTTCTGATCACACAGCTGATCACTGTGGACTACGCAGGGCCGTACGACGACACGCGAGGACTGGTGGCGCTGCTGGCCGAGGTCGAGGCCCGGCTCAACGATCCGGCCGAGGCAGCGCCTACGCAAGCAGCAGGGAGTCCGGGGTGAGCAGGACGCGAGAGCATTTCGAGCAGTTCAAGACGCAGGCGCAGGCCGAGGAGTACATCGCCAGCCTCAAGGCTCAGGGCAGCAAGAACGGCTGGCGGTACGACGGTTGGTGGAAGCAGTACGCCAGCGCGACCGACACGGAGGGATTTTTCATCGTGCACATCGTCTGGGAGGGCGACCAGCAAGACCAGACGCTGTTGGCTGACAATGGATTCTTCACCGAGCCTGTGCCGGGCCAACCGGACTACGTACAACCCGGCCAGGCCCAACGTTCCGACCCCACAGTGGACTGGCTTGTGGCCGAGGTAACCCGGCAGCGACGGGAGATTGATGACCTGAACAAGAACGTGGCGAGGATGGGCGGCCGTGTCACGGGTCGCGCGCCGACGCCGTACCCAGGAACACCAATGTATACCCCAGGCAGGACCCCTGCCCCGCGACCATGGAGCGCCTGATGACCGTACACGGCACGTCCGGCGCGCCGGACCCGTTCACCCCGATCCTCAAGACGCCGGAGATGGAAGCCTTGTGGGCCAAGCTCCTGTCGTCGGGCTGGGCGGATAAACACCAACAGCGCCTGGAGATTGACGACGTTCTGCGGGATGACCGCGAGTTCGTGTACCAGGCCTCGGACCGCGAGACGCACGTGACGGTGCGCGACCTCGGCAACTGGGTCAGCGTGCGAGTTGCACTGGTTATGGGCGAGGACCTGGAAGAGGCTAACGAGACGCCGGTGCCCGAGACGGTGCTGTTTGAGAGCGCCCACATCAGCCAGCACCGACTGTTCGCGCTCCTCCATGTTATGGGGATCGTCCGGGCCGACGATGGCTGGATGGCGTGGTACGACACGGAGATCTGGGAGTAGCCAGCTACACTCCTCCTCATGGCAGGTGGACAGAAGGGCGTAAGCACCAAGCGCGGTATGCCGCGAGGGGACGATGGGCGGACAGATGTCAAGGTCCCCACGGCCTCTCGCGGCAATACCAAGGCAGACCTCGAATGGCTGATGGCGCACTGGGAAGACATCGAGCGCATCGGCGACGAAGAGACCAACGTACCGTTCGGCGCGCAGTGGCGCTGGAACGGGCTGCAGGAGGACCTGGACGAGGCAGGCGAGTTCGTCTCCAGGATGGCAAACCCCTGTAAGGCCCGGAGCTACCTCCGCGACAAGGAGGGGCGCTATGTGGTCGACGCGGACAACGACGCTCTCACCCGCCCCTGCCTCCGCGCCTCGATCCCCGGAGCCGAGGTCTGCGTCACGCATGGCGGTTACAACCCAGCGGTACGGCAGGCCGCGCGTATGCGGATCGCCGGAGCGAGCGACGCCGTAGCGGCCCGGCTGCTGGCCATAGCCTTCAACCCCACGACGCCGGAGAAGGACGTGATTGCGGCGTGCAACAGCCTGCTAGACCGGGCGGGTATCAAGGGCGGCTTTGAGGTTGACGTCTCGATGCCTGGATGGCAGGAAGGGCTCCGCAAGCTCTTTGAGGGTGAGTACGCCGACACCGAGGAGCCCAATGCGCAAGGTCCATCTTGAGATCGCCGGTCACATTGTTGAGGTCGAGAGCGACGCGACCGAGGACACGATGGAGGACCTGGCAGCCCGAGCGTTGGGGCTGATCGAGGAGACCAGGGTTGCGGCGTCACAGATACGTTTTGGGTTCGGAATCACCTCAGTTGGCAGCAGCTTTGAGCGCCCCTTCACGTTTGACGTGGCCCCGCCAGCCGGGGAGCCTGCATGACGACACCGACTATGTGGCGGACGCCACCGATCCCGTTGCAGATCCACAAGATGACATGGGATCGTACGAACTGGCAGCCGTACCCGCTCCAGCGCGAGGTCATCACGAGCCGAGCGCGCAACAAGGTCGTGGCGTTCGGGCGGCGCGCTGGCAAGAGCCAGACTGGTGGGCATTTACTGGTGCCGGAGGCGTATCGCGCATGGTATGAGCTGGATGATCTCAAGCGCGAAGGGAAGCGCCGGGAGTACTGGATTGTCGGGCCTGAGTACAGCGACTCTGAGAAGGAGTTCCGTGTCTTCTGGGACTCCATCACCCGGATCGGGATGCGGCTCGACCATCCTGGGAGCTACTACAACCCAGAGTCCGGCGAGATGGTTGCCAGCCTGTTCGACCGGCGATTCATCGTGCATGCCAAGAGCGCGAAGTATCCGGGGACGCTGGTTGGCGAGGGCCTGAGTGGAGCTATCTTCTCCGAGGCCGCCAAGCTCAAGCCGAGTGTGTGGATCAAGTACCTACGTCCAACGCTAGCGGACTTTACCGGCTGGACGGCATTCCTCTCCACCCCCGAGGGCAAGAACTGGTTCTATGACCTGTACATGGCCGGACTGGACCCACAGCGGACCGACTGGCAGAGTTGGCGCGCCCCAGCCTGGGTGAACCCGCACCTGTTCCCCGGAGGAGTCGATGAGGAGTTGCTGTCGCGGCTGACGGAGGCGCGCCGGTACGGCCGGATGGACCGGCTGATACCGACGCTCAAGATGCTCTTCAGCGCGACGCACGGCGCGGCCGCACCGACCGGTATCCACCCAGAGATCTGGGCGCTGTTCCTCGACATGAGCATGGAGATGTTCAACCAGGAGGAGGCCGCGCAGTTCACAGAGTTCGTTGGGCGCGTGCTCAAGGACTTCGATGAAGAGCTACACGTCACCGACCACGACTTCAACTCTGCGTGGGCGACCTACGCGGCGGTGGACTACGGCTTCACCAACCCGTTCGCCTGGCTGCTGGTACAGGTCTCGCCGGACCGCAAGCGCATTCACATCCTGGATGAGTATTACAAGACCGGCGTGACGACCGAGGAGGCCATCAAGGACATCCGCTCGCGCGGCCTGTGTCCCGCCCAGACGCGGATGTTCTATCCGGACCCAGCGGAGCCGGACCGTACGCGCGCCATCTCGGAGGCGCTCCAGGTTCCGGCCTACCGTGGGGGGTCGATCCTGCTGCAGGGGCGGATCGAGTGGATGCGCCGATTCCTCAAGATGACCCCGGAGCACCTAGACTTGGGCCACCCTGAGCGCAAGCCTGGCCTCACCATCAGCCGCAAGTGCGTCAACACGATCCGCGAGTTCAACGAATGGCGCTATCCGGACTCGCAGAAGGCAGGCGACCGGGGGCGGGCAGCGCCTGAGGAGCCGATGTCCAAGGACAACCACTGCCCTGAGGCACTGGGACGGCTCCTCTCAGGACTGTTCGGTAACCCGTTCCGCGTGCCCGCGCAGAGCAACCGCACGAATGTCACGAGTAGGAGGAAGTAATGGTTGCGGAATCCCCATACGCGACTGCGGTTGCACTGGGAGGCGCACCGCCGACGTTCGTCAACACCAAGCAGGTGGACGACCAGCAGCGTGTGCAGGCCTACTGGGCATACACAGACATCTACAACAACGCACCCTCGGCGTTCCAGGCGCTCCTCCGGGACGATGGGGATGAGATTAGCCGGAGGTACATCCCTGGCGCCCGCACCATCATCGAGTCCACCAACTCCTACCTCGCTCGGGACCTCGCCTGGACCTGGATCATGAGCGACACCGGAGAGCCAGCAGAGGACGCGCAGCGGCTAGTGACGCAGAGCTTCGTGGACGCGCTGTTCCGGCGTGAGGAGTTCCTGTCCAAGTTCGGCTCGGTCAAGCGATGGACGCTCGCACGCGGCGACGGCATGATCCATGTGACCGCCGACCCGCTCAAGGCCGAGGGCACCCGCATCCGGATCACCGAGCTAGATCCGGCGCAGTACTTCCCGATTGTTGACCCGGTTGATGAAGAGCGCGTGATCGGCTGCTACATCGTGAACATCGTCCTCGCTGACGATGGCACGACGCAGATCGCCCAGCGACTCATGTACCGGCGCGTGATGGATGAGGAGGACGCGGCTGCGTTCGGCTCGCCGATCGGGACTGTCGCGGTGCAGATGGGCTTCTATGCCCTCGCCAAGTGGGATGACCGCTACCCGCTGACCGAGGAGGATCTGGAGGGTGCGGAGGTACCGACGCGCCTAGACACACCCGGCAACCAACTCCTCATGGCCGGGATGCCACTGCCGAGCCAGATCACAGCGATCCCCGTGTATCACTTCCGCAATCGGCGCGGCGGCGCACCGGGCGTGTTCGGCGTGTCGGAGATCCAGGGCGTTGAGACAGTCCTCGGCGGCATGACGACCACGATGAGTGACCAGGACCTCGCGCTAGCGTTGCAGAGCCTGGGCGTCTACTGGACCGACAGTGCGCCTCCTGTTGACGCTAACGGGGTGACGCAGGACTGGGTTATCAGTCCGGCCGGGATGGTCGAGCTACAGGATGGCAAGAAGTTCGGTCGGGTTGAAGGCGTTACGACGGTGGAGCCTGGACTCGGGCACTACGGCGCGCTGCGGAGCGCGGCGCTGGAGACGACTGGCACGCCTGAGGTAGCGGTTGGGACGATTGAGGTCACAGCTGCTGAGTCCGGGATCGCGCTGGCCATCCGGTTCGCTCCACTGACCTCCAAGAACAGCGAAAAGCAGACCGAGCTAGGCGGCAAGCTCGACCAGTTCATGCATGACCTCATCCACGGTTGGATCCCAGCGTATGAGGGGCTGACGCCGGATGAGCGGCTGGAGGCGGTGTCCTCCTTCGGGCCGATGCTCCCGTTGAACCGCAAGGAGGTAGTGGCCGAGGTTACGGCGCTAGTCCAGGCAGGGCTGGTGTCTCGGGAGTGGGCGCTGAGCTACCTCGCCAAGACGCTGGGGCTCAACTTCCCGGACGATATGCTCCAGCAGATCCTTGACGAGCAGGCTGCTGCCCTTGACGTGGTTGGCGGACGGCTCGACACCGAGGCCGCGCCTCCGGAGGCGTAATGCCAGCTACGGCTCCTGACCCGCAAGAGTGGATCCGCGCCTATGCGGGGGTCCAGAAGCTTGCTGACCATCAGCTGCTGGGCGTCCTGCTAGAGGCACAGAAGGATCTGGACGCTCAGATCAAGCGCATCCTGGCGCGTAGCAAGGGAAGCATCAGCGACTTCGTGCGGGTCAGCCAGCTGCGGGAGATCCGCAAGGAGATGCTTCGGCAGCAGGTCAAGGTGTTCGGCCGGATCGGCGATGTCATCAGTCAGGGCCGCGCGCGAGCCGCTCTGGCCGCCGACCATCTCAGCGCGCGGCTCGACGCGGCGTTGTTCGGGATGGTGGGCGACTCGGCGACAGCTAAGGCTCTCGCGGACAGCCTTGAGCAGAGTCTACTCAGGACGATCGACGTGGCGACGGCGCGCATCACGCAGTCCTCGATCCCGCTCAGCCAGAGGATCTATAACAACACGGTCCGGACGGGCGGGCAGATCGACCGGATGATCAACAGCGCTCTGGCACGGGGCTTGAGCGCGCGGGAGTTCGCGGCGGAGGCTTTGAACTTCTTTGACCCCAGCACGCCGGGCGGGATGCGGTACGCGGCGATGCGACTGGCGCGGACCGAGATCAACAATGCGTTCCACGCTATGTCGGTTGAGGCCGCTGACAAGCCCTGGGTGCTCGGGATGCGCTGGAACCTCTCGCGCTCCCACCCAAAGGCAGACGACTGCGACACCCTCGCTCACGACGACCAGTTCAAGATGGGGCCTGGAGTGTTCCCGGTCCGGGACGTACCCCGCAAGCCGCACCCGCAGTGCCTGTGCTACGCAACCCCTGTAGTCGTTGACGATGACGCGTTCATCGATGGGCTATTTGCTGGGAAGTATGACAATTACCTCGGTGGTCACGGCGCGTTGCCCGGTCAGAGGATCGGCCCGAGCCTGCCCGGCGCTGGGCGGGTCACCGCATCCGCTCCGCTCCGGCTCCTCGGTCCAACACCCGCACAGATCCGCGCGCAGACCGTACGGACGGCCAAGGAGCACGCCAAGACCATAAACCTGATGGCATCCGGCAAGGCCCGGACCGCAGCGGGGCGCGAGCTACGGACGCAGGCCACCAAGACGCCGTATACGATGATGAAGCTGAACAGAGTCCGTGGTGAGGGCTCCTCCACGATGTATGGCAGGGAGTTCATCAACTCCCAGGGAGAGAACACGCTCGCCTACTACCGGTTGGCAGAGCGCGACATCAGCATCAGTCCTGGGCACTTCGATGACCTGGACAGGATGACGGCGCTGTCGCGGAAAGACCACGGCTCTGGATGGCACTCGCACTCCGACCGGCCGGGGCTAGAGGCGACGGTGGCACACGAGTATGGCCACCACGTCAACTTCCGGTTCAACGATGGATTCGGGAACTACACGGTTGACCAAGCCGAGCGCATCTTCAGTGTGGTGGCGAAGGAGCTTGGGCTGCGCAAGCCGGTCATCACCAAGGGACGGCACAGGGATATCGGGCTGACTTGGACCGAGGCCGATGCCTGGGTGGCCCAGAACAAGACCGTCATTGAGTTCAGCGTCTCCAAGTACGGCGCGCACTCGCAGGCGGAGATGTTCGCTGAGATCTGGTCGGAGTACACAACATCAGGTCGCCCGCGACCCTGGATCCTCAAGATAGGCAGGGTTATGCAGCGGATGGCCGAGGAGGCAACAAGACCATGACAAGCCGACGCCCAGTGCAATGCCTGGCATGTGAGCGCCTACAGGGCGAGCCGAGGCCTGCCACCGCGATCGACCCCGGAGGGCGAACTGTCCGGACGTGCGATGCGTTCCCTGCCGGAATCCCTATGGCTATTGGCCTTGAGGGTGCGGACCACCGTAAGCCGTTTACCGGGGACGGTGGACTACAGTTCAGGCAGAGGCCAACCGAGGAGGCACGGAAGGCATTCGAGGATTGGCTTGCCAGCTGATTCGACTTCCAGCGTACAGAGGAACTATCATCCGGAGGCAGCAAGATGACGGCACCACTCGACCCCGGCGCACAGAGCGGCGCTGGAGACACCGGACAGAGCGCCGGTGCAGGGGCGGATACGAGCACCAGCGGCGCGGGCACACAGAGCGGTGCCACCGGCCAGCAGGGCCAGACAGCGGACGCACAGGGCGGCGCTCCGGCGACTCCGACAGCGGTTCACACGGCTGAGGAGATGGCGGCCCAGCAGGCGAGGACGCGCGCGGCAGACCAGCGGGCAGCACAGTTGGAGACACAGCTGCGAGAGATCCGTGACAAGGACCTCCCGGAGATGGACAAGCTCAAGCGTGACGCCGAGGAGTTCAAGGCGAAGCTCGCGCAGGCCGATCAGGACCTGCGGCGTGAGCGCGTCCGAAACGGATTCCTCAGTGACAACACGTACGACTGGCAAGACCCCGCTGTCGCGCTCGGGATGGTCGATATCAGCAAGCTTGAAATAGACGATCAAGGCCAGGTCGTGGGGCTCAAGGCCATCATTGAAGGCCTGGCCAAGCAGTACCCGTGGATGCTCAAGCCGAAGTCCGAAGGGGACGGCGGTCAGCAACAGACGGGTGTTCCGCCGATGAACCAGGGCAAGGCTGGTCAGGCCGGGAAGCCTGACAAGTCCGAGATGTCCAAGCGTTTGCCGGCATTGCGCTCCCGCCTGGGAGGCTAGGAGGAGAAGGGTGGTGAAGGGTGTCTAGGTACGACAAGTATGAGCCACGAGTGGGCGGATTCCGCGCTCCGCTTCTGGCTGCCATCACCAGCACAGACGTCGGCAAGATCCAGGCGGTGAGCATCAACACGTCTGGACAGGTCGTGATTGGCGGAGCCGCTGAGACTGCCATCATCGGGGTCATCATCGCGGTCCGGCCGATGTCGGCCGCAGAGCCGATCGACGTCATGACTGATGGCGAGATCGTGGAGGCGACCAAGACCGGTGGTACCGCATGGGCCGCTGGTGACATCGTCTACGCGCACGGAACAGCTGGCGGTGTCGGCGTCGTTGACGCTGTGGCCGCGACCAGCAAGATCATCGGCAAGATGGTCAGCACCACACGCATGATCGTCCGCTGCCCCATGTCTACCACGTAAGGGAGGGATGACAGATGGCTAAGGGTTACGCCACCAGTGCTGACATCCTCACCCGTACGCGGGATGGGCAGGATCTCAACGCGGTGTGGGACAGCTACCAGCAGGCGCTGCAGGACTTCAACAGCGCGCGCACTCCGCTCGCGGATCTCCTGTCCTTCGGTGTCACGAACGTCATCGAGGACATCGTCCAGCCGGGTACGGAGCGATTCGAGGAGGCCACAGAGTTCGGCATCCCGGTCTCGATCCGGCCGCAGCCTGTCGTTACCCAGCGGGCATTCCCGTTCAAGTGGTACGACATCCGCGCGTCCTACACCTTCCAGTTCCTCGCCGGAGGCCCCAACCAGCTTGGCGGCGCGTCGACGCAGCAGCTGGACGCGATCCTCCAGCAGGTGATGGAGGCCGACAACGCACTCCAGTTCGACCTCGTGATGAAGGCGCTGTTCAACAACGTCAACAGGACCGCGACCATCGGCACTACGCCGTACACGGTCACGGCGCTGTACAACGCGGACGGCTCCTACATCCCGCCCTACAAGGGCCTGACGTTCACGCCTGGCTCGCACACGCACTACATCAACACCGGTGCGGCAGCGATCGACAGCACGGACCTGACTGACGCGGCGTTCCTGGTGGAGGAGCACGGTTTCACCCGGCAGAACGGGTACACCGTCATCCTCCTCATGAACAAGGCGGAGTCGGACGTTGTCAAGACGTTCCGGCGCGGCGTGGCGAACAACAACGCGCAGACGGCCGTGTACGACTTCATCCCGGCTCAGGGGACTGGCTTCCAGCTGCCCGTCGGCTGGGAGGTCGCGGCGGGATCGCAGCCTGCGAACACGTTCGCCGGTCTGTCGGTGGTCGGCTCCTACGGGCCGTACCTGATCGTGGAGGACCCGCAGATCCCTGCCGGGTACTTCGTCGCGGCAGCGTCGCAGGGCCGGTCCAGCAACCTGAACATCGTCGGTCTCCGCGAGTCGGAGAATGCCGCGCTTCGGGGTCTCGTGCTCCGTCCCGGCAACAACTCCAACTACCCGCTCATTGACTCCTTCTTCATCCGGGGTCTGGGATCGGGTGTGGCCCAGCGCGGCGCGGCGGCAATCGTCCGCGTGTCCGCATCCGCCTACGCGGTTCCAGCCGCATTCGTCTGGTAACGGGGAGGAGGCGAAGATGGCACGGAACATTCCGATGGATGAGCCGCTCACGCGCGAGGATCGCAAGTACCTCAGCGACCGTGGGCGGGAGGACCTCATCGCACGACTGGATGAGGAGAATGGCGTGGACGAGGATGAGGCCGAGGAGGCCCCCGACTACACGCTGTGGGGCAAGGCCGATCTCTTGGCCGAGGTGGATAAGCGCAACCAGCAGGACCCGACGCTGCAGATGAGCGCGTCCGGGACCAAGGCCGAACTGGCCGCACGCCTGGAGGCACACGACGAGTCACTGGCCGACGCCGAGCCAGCCGACGAGTGACCGACCCCCGGACGCGCGACGTAGCCTGCCGTTGCGTCGCGCGTCCGGGACTCGCCTAGGGAGGAGGAGGCATGGCAACCGCTGACCAGATTGCCTTGCTGCGGCTGAAGATTGACCAGCCGCTCAACGCCGATCCCTACACGGACGCTGTCCTCGGCGCGGCGATCGACGCGGCCTCGGGTGATCTCGACCTCGTGGCGTACAACGTCTGGACCAACAAGGCCGCTAGCGCCTCCTCGCTCGTGGACATCTCCGAGGGCGGGTCCAGCCGCAAGATGGGCGATCTCCAGGAGCAGTTCCTAAGGATGGCAGCGCAGTTCGGCGGGCAGAGCCCTAGCTTGGCCTCTGGGCGAGGCACCCGCGTCTCCCGGCTCCGGAGGTAGGGCAATGACCCTTCTGGCCGGAGAATTGGAGCTACAGCGCCGTAACACACAGGCATTCATAGACTCAAACCCGACCACGCTCACGCTGATCCCGAGGAGCCGCATCAAGCGTGGCTCGGGCTTCCAGTGGGTCGAGGGACCACCACGCGCTCCGCAGGTCCTCCGGGTGATCGACCAGAGCAGTACGCGCGGCCCAGTCCAGGGCTCCGTACACACTGCCGATGGGGTTGAGCGGAGGGTCGAGTACCAGCTGCTTGGCAGCTACCAGGCGGCCATCGGGCTGTACGACACCTGGGTTGACGCGAACGGGCTCCGCTGGGAGATCGCGGAGCTACTGCCCGACAACGGCTATGAGCGCCGGGCACAGGTGGTGCGCCGTGGCGAGTCGTAACGGAGCCAACCTCAACATCGAGATGGACATGACGCCACTGCTGCACGGCGTCAAGGTCCTGGATGACCGGCTCGATGGGTTTGTGGCCACCACGTTCGATCGGCAGGCGACCATCGCACAGGGCTGGATGAAGGACAACGCGCCGTGGACCGACCGCACTGGTAACGCGCGGCAGGGTCTCTCGACGGTGACCGAGCACGAGGCGCGGAAGCGCCACACGCTCCATCTGTTCGGCCGGATGCCTTACAACATCTGGCTTGAGGTCCGGTTCGCCGGTCGGTACGCCGTGATCGTCCCGGCGCTGATCGACCAGGGACCGAAGCTCATGGGGACGCTCAACAGAATCTTCCGAAGGTTGGGTGGAGCATGACCACCAACCTTCGTGACCGGGTGTACGACGTGCTGACGTCCGACCCCACGCTGATCGCGCTCGGGCTCACCACGGATACGTTGTATCCGGCCGGGACCGACACCATCCAGGCAGAGACTTTCGCTGTGATGCGTTGGGGCGTAACCGAGGTAGGACCGGGCAACGACAGCGACGCTCGCGTGGAGAACATGAACTTGTGGGCCTACAACCGGGCTGGCAACTACACTCCCATCACAGGGATACTCCGGGCGGCGCGCAGCGTCCTGCTGGGACTGGCCGGGACTCCGATCAATCCGGGCTGGATCATTGGGCTGAACTGGAACGGCGACAGCACGGATCTGTTCGATGACGGCTACAAGGCGTGGACCCGCAACAGCGCGTACCGGATTGCGGCGACGGGAGGATGGTAATGACAGGCAAGGCACGCAACGGCGAGGCCAACGTGACGGCAGAGGGCGATCCCGAGGCCGCGCTGAAGACACGCAGAGAGATCGTGTGGAAGGGCCACCTGTACCCGTTCGATGAGCGGGAGTTCACAGCGATGGACTTCCGCCGTCTCATCGGCCCACCGCCCGAGGGCGAGGAGCCGCGTGAGGTCCCCATGTTCCTGCGTTGGAACAAGGGGAACAACTGGGTTCAGCCGCTCGACGCGCTGGGCTTCCTCACGGAGGAGGAGCAGGTTCGCTTCCTCACGAACGAACAAGACTTGGAGGTTGTCGAGGTTGAGGATTGAGCTTCGGTGCGACTCCAAGAAGCACGGAGAGCTACTGGCCGAGGATGAGGCTGAGCCCATCATCGAGATCAAGTGCTCCTCGCGCTTCTGCGGGGCCGGACCGGGGCGGGTGGTCCTCCACCGCTTCAACACCGAGGGAAAACTGTTGGATACACTGAGGTTCAGGGATCTAGAAGGGAGGGACAATGCCTCTGAACACGATTTCGCTGCCATTCGGTCTGCGCGATCTCAAGATCACCCCCTACACTGACGCGACTGCGACGGTGCTTGCGGGTGCCTCGGTCGACCTGCCGAACTCCCGCACGCTGACGTTCGCCGAGGCCGAGGAGTTTGAGGAGCTTCGGGGTGACGACAGCCTCGTGGCGACGCACGGCAGCGGCCCACAGGTCGAGTGGGAACTTGAGGGTGGCGGTGTCTCGTTTGAGGCCGTGGCCGCGATGTATGGCGGCACGGTCAGCACCACCGGCTCCACCCCCAACCAGGTGAAGACGCTCCGCAAGCTCGTGACGGACGTACGGCCCTACTTCAAGATTGAGGGCCAGTCCATCAGCGACTCCGGTGGCGACTTCCACATCGTCATCTACCGCGCCAAGGCGACCGACAACCTCACCGGTGAGCTCACCGATGGGTCATTCTTCCTGACCGGTGCCTCCGGCGTCGGCCTGAAGTCTCTTCTCCCGGCCGCACTGGACCGGGTGTGGGACTTCGTCCAGAACGAAACTGCTGCTGCTATCCCGTAAGGAGGCGACGACATGACAGACATGACGGCATTTGTCCAGAAGCCAGCTCTGGTTGGCGTCGCACCGACGTACACGCAGGTGACGGCAGCGGACTTCTTCACCGCGCAGCCCAACGCGCGGTACATGCTGCACTACAAGTGTGGCGTGACACCGACCGGGGCGGGTGCCTTCAAGGTCACCGACCCGAGCACTCAGGTCCCTGTTGGATCGACGGCCGTGGCAGGCTTCGCGGACGCACAGGTCCAGGGAGCAGGCATGACGGCCACGACGGAACTGATCGCGTGGATCGACAACTCCTCGCGGTTCCGTGACGCGAACGGCCGAGTCAACCTGACGGCCACGGGTACCCTCACGACCGTAACGGTGGGTATCTTCGGGCCGTTCTAAACCATTCTGACAAGGAGCACTAGGATGCCAGTCAGCAAGCCTCGCAAGGACAAGAAGAAGTACGGCATGGGCGGTCAGGGCAAGGTCTTTGATCTTGAACTTCCAAGCCTCGATGATGACGGCGACCCCAACGTCTGCCGGGCGCGCCGTCTCGGAGTCCAAGGACTCATCAAGCTCGGCATCCTCGACAGCATGGACACGCTGACCTCGCTGGTGGCTACCGGGATCACTGAGATCAGCGGGAAGATCACGGCCGCCGACGCGGCCAAGATGGCTGGGGTGGCCGACAAGATGGACGAGGCCATGGGCCTCATCGACTCCATCGTGATCGCAGCGGTTGTCGAGCCGAGGGTCTACCCGATCCCCAAGCCCACACAGGTCACCGACGCGGCGGGCAACACGATGTTGCTACCGGCTGAGCCGCGCGATCCGGAACTGCTGTACGCGGATGACGTGGACCTCGATGACAAGATGTTCATCATGGACTGGACGATCGGCGGGTCGGCGGATTACCGGGCGTTTCGTCAGTCAACCGAGGACTTTGTGGGCGATGTGGCAGATGGCCCAGGCGTACCGGACGCGACCGAGCCAGCTGCTGGCAGTTGAGCACGAGACAACGGCGTATTTCCTCGATCGAGCGGTGTTCCTCTTCGGACGGTCGCTGGACAATGAGCTAGAGACAGCAGGGAAAGGCAAGAGCCAGAAGCGGCAGGCGATGGCCCGAAGCATGGTCCTCCATAGGTGGCTTGACCGAGGAGGATTCAACACGCCGAAGGGGTAAGCCGTGGCCGATTACAACCTTGGAACGGCCCGAGGAAAGATTGAGGTCCAGTACGACGGCGCTGGTGTTGGCAAGGCGCAGAAGGGCCTGCAGACTTTCCAGAACAGCGCCCAGAAGATGGCATCTGGGTTCACCAAGGTTGCCGCTATCACCGGAGCCGGGGCGGGGCTCATCACGGCGGCGCTTGCCGTCTCGGTCAACAAGGCCATCGACTTTGAGAAGCAGATCTCTGCGATCGGCGCGGTGTCCGGCGCTAGCGCCAAGGAGATGGACCAGCTTCGCCAGAAGGCACTCCAGCTTGGAGCAGACACAGCATTCTCGGCCAGCGAGTCCGCGCAGGCCATGGAGGAGTTGGTCAAGGCTGGCCTGACCGTCGAGGAAGTGCTGAACGGCGCAGCCGACGCGACGGTCAACCTAGCCGCTGCGGGCGGGATCGACCTTCCGCAGGCCGCATCGATCGCGGCCAACGCGATGAACGTGTTCAACCTTGCTGGCAAGGATATGGCGCACGTCGCTGACCTCATCGCGGGCGCGGCCAACTCCTCCGCGATCGACGTGCACGACTTCGGGATGTCGCTGGCGCAGTCCGGCGCGGTGGCGAACCTTGTGGGCCTGTCGTTCGATGACCTCTCGGTCGCCATCGCGCTCATGGGCAAGGCCGGGGTGAAGGGCTCCGACGCCGGTACCTCGCTCAAGACGATGCTCCTGAACCTCAACCCGGCCACCCAGAAGCAGAAGGAGTTGATGAAGGACCTCGGTATCATCACCGAGGATGGAGCGAACAAGTTCTTTGACGCCAAGGGAAAGCTGAAGAGTTTTGGTCAGGTCTCCCAGATTCTCCAGGACGCTCTCAAGGGCCAGACCAAGGCGCAGCAGCTGGCGACTCTTGAGACCATCTTCGGATCCGACGCGATCCGGGCAGCTGCCGTCTTCACCAAGGAGGGGGCGAAGGGCTTTGACGAGATGGCTACGGCCATGGGCAAGGTCTCCGCCCAGGACGTGGCAGCCAAGCGTCTCGACAACGTTGCCGGAGCTATCGAGCAGCTGAAGGGGTCGCTGGAGACTGCGGCCATCGTGATCGGCACAGCGTTCCTTCCGGTGATCCGCAAGGTTGCTGAGTTCATCACCATGCTAGCCAACAAGTTCAGCAGCCTGGACCCGAAGTGGCAGAAGCTTATCGCGTTCGGCGCGGCCGCAGCTGCGGCGCTCCTCGGCGTGATCGCAGCGCTAGCGGCGGTGGGGGCGGTCATCGCCGGAGTCGCGGCCTCGCTTGTGGCTGTGAAGATTGCTGCCATCATCGGCGCGATAGTGGTTGCGGTTGGTCTTCTGATCGCAGCCTTCACGGCACTCTGGAAGCGCTCGGCAGCGTTCCGTAGCGCAGTCCAGACAGCGTTTGGATTCATCAAGACGGTCGTGGCCTCCGCGATCGAGGGATTCAAGCGCCTCGTGGACTTCGTTCGGACGCAGATCATCCCGATCATCCAGTCAGGGCTCAAGAAGGCAATCGACAACCTCGGTCCGGCGTTCGCTGCTATCAAGAACTGGATCGAGACCCGCGCGCTTCCGGCCTTCAACAAGCTCAAGGACGCTTTCGAGACTGCCCGGCCTACGCTGGAGAAGATCGCCAAGTTCATCGCTGGTGTGCTAGCGACCAGCTTTGAGATCATGGGCAAGATCATCGGGACCGTAGTCCCCATTGTCCTCAAGCTCGCAGGCCCGGTCTTCAGCCTCCTCATCAGCGCGATCTCCTTCCTGATCGCCCACATCCCCCAGATTGTGTCAGCGTTCCAGACCTTCCTCGGCATCATGAAGACAATTGGGACCGTCCTCGCGGCGGTGGTGATTGTTCCGCTGATGGCGGTCTGGGAGGCCGCCAAGTTTGTGTTCAACGCCATCAAGGCCGGAGCACAGGCGCTAGCGACGGCTTGGAGCGCGATCTGGGCGACGATCGGCCCTCCGGTGATGGCGGTATTCAACGCCATCAAGGCCGTTGTGTCGACGGTGATGACAGCGATCTCCGCGATCATCCAGGTGGCCTGGACGCTAATCAAGGCCGTGTTCATGGCCGGAGTCGAGGCTGTCAAGGCGACGGTGGGGCCTGCGTTCAACGCCATCAAGGCGATCATCACGGCAGTGATGGGCTTCCTCGCGCCGTACCTCTCGGCCATCTGGAACACGATCCGCTCAGCAGTCTCCAGCGCTGTAAGCGCCGTCTCGTCGGTCGTCTCCACAGGATGGAACATCGTCAAGACCGTCGTGACGACGGTGATGAACGCTGTCCGGTCGGTCGTGTCATCCGTCTGGAGCGCGATCAGCGGGATCGTCAAGGGTGCGATCGCTAACATTGTCTCGATCGCCAATGGCGTCAAGGCTTTCGTGGACAAGATCCGGGGATTCTTCAACGACCTCAAGAAGGCCGCCGAGGGCGGGACGGGCAGCCTGATTGCGTTCGTCAAGGGCATCCCTGGGAAGATCCTCAGTGCGGTGGGGAACCTCGGTGGCCTCCTGGTGAACGCTGGCAAGAGCATCATCCAGGGCCTGATCAACGGCATCTCCTCGATGATCGGATCGCTCGCCTCCAAGCTTTCTTCCATCACCAATCTCCTGCCATCCTGGAAGGGTCCGGAGGAGCGGGACAAGAAGATCCTCACGCCCTCGGGCCAGTGGATCATGGAGGGCTTGCTGCGAGGGATCGACAAGGTGATCCCGATGCTGCGCCAGAAGCTCGGGGACGTGACCGCTCTTGTGTCTCAGCCCAACGTAGTCGAGGCTGCGCTCACGACCGCTACGGCCGGAGCCGTTCGCTTCGGCAACACGGGACCGATGGTCCCGACTGCGCCCAGCAAGCAGACCACCATCCAGCAGATAGTCATCCGAGGAGTCTGGGACTTCACCGACCCGAGCGCTGCCCGGAAGATCATCGCTATGCTGGCCGAAGAGATTGACCGGTATGAGAGGGAGCACAAGTGACCGCGTGGGGACAGATGCAGGTTGGCAAGGTACTCCTTGCCGAGGCCCACCTTGTGTCTCGCCGACAGCACGAGACCATCGGTACCAGGAGTATCACGGTTGGTGGTACGGAGTACTGGCCCGGCTCTCCTCGGCTCCTCTCTGAGGCCGATGTGGCGGCTGTCGCCGAGGACATCCTGGGGCTCAAGGACAAGTTCGTTCCCATCTCCTTCTCCAGCAAGTCCGGCAACAATGGTTATTACATCGTTACAGACTCCGGCGTCGAACACACGCGGTGGGCGGGCGAGGCGCAGGCTGCGGTCTGGCAGATGGATCTTACATACCAAGGTCCTGACGCGGCGATCGATGTGGAGGCGCGGTTCAGCCACGTTGTCCGCGCCAACGGCTTCGCGCTAGGCGGCACGCGCTGGCACGCGCCACCGATCGGACACTATGCCTACTACACCGGCACCACCCCGCCCTCCGGCACGGTCGTCCGGCCGACTGCCTACGGGAACATGACCGTGTTCCTGAGCGTGCCCTCCGGCATCAACCCTCGCTGGGGCTGCCCGGTCTCCTCGGCGCTCCTGGGGCGGGTCACGCTCGTGTCGGCGGGCATAGCTCGCGCGGCCTCCGGGATCAACGTCCCCACCACAACCTGGGTGCTTGACAACGGGATCGTCCGGGTGTCCCCGCTGGCTGCCTCGGGCCTGCTGAGCATCGGTGTGTGGAACGGCGCAGCGTACGACAGCAAGGCCTGGAACGTCCAGCGCGCCGGGGCTAGCATCGCGCTCTCCACCTTCAGTGCGGCGACTGTGCTCCGCAACGACGTTGAGGCCGTCACGCTCCGGCTAGTCCGGGACCGCGCGCCGGGGCGGGACACCGTGGATCTGACGCTCCGGCGCGGCTCGCGCTTCGTGGAGGTGCTTGTTCAGACGGACTCCTCGGCGACGCTTGGGGTCACGCTCCAGAGCAGCGAGACGCAGACGGACAACACGGCCTCGGGATACGTTGTCGCGACTGGTGACGATGGATTTGGCGATCGGTACATCGCAGGGTCCTCCAAGGCCAGCGTGACTGCGGTCGCCGGAGGAGGGGTGCAGAAGACGGCGGTGACGTCGCTGGATTTCTACATCGGCGTTGTATACAACGGTGGTGCAGCGATCTCCGGGGATCAGGCGACTAACATCAGGGACCAGTACATAGGGACGATGTCCGCCAAAGAAGCAGGGGTCAGACGTTGAGCGTTAATGAAGTCAAGCAGGCACTGGGCTCCTGGGGTCTCCGGCTCAAGAAGGAGACCCCGCAGGTTGTGCTGGACACGCTCTCATACTTCGGCCACGTTGCCATGTGGCCGGGCGAGGTCATCGCCGAGGGTCTCACCGACGCGGCGCTGCCGGTCGCTCGATACGTTGGCGTGCTGAGGGTCCGGGACCTGAGCGAGGACTACACCATCGGCGGCTGCGGGATGGCGTTCTGGCTTGGCGATGAGGATGGCAAGGGGGATGTATTCGAGACGGCGGTGGTGCTGACGGCCCAGACGTTCGCTGCCTCGGTCGCGGCGCTCCTCCCGCCCAGCGGCTCCGTGACGGCCGGGACTATCAACGCGATTGCCGGGACCATCACGCAAACGTTCCAGTGGCAGAGCCCTCGGGACGCGCTGGACTATGTGACCTCGCTGTTCACCGGCGAGTGGCGGGTGACGGGTGACGGGAAGCTAGATGCCGGCACAGTCGCGCAGCTGTACCGGACCGTTCCGCAGACGCTCCTTGTCCGTCGGCAGGATGGCAGGGAGATGGGGATGCGGGCGCTGCCCGGCCAGATGCGGCTGGCGTCTGATGTCGAGGACTACACCACCCGCGTGGTCGTCCTCGCCGAGGGCGAAGGCGTCTCGATCTCGACCGGCGCGGCCAACGCGGCTGTGGTGCCGTACAAGGACATCCACAACAACACCGTCAAGCTGACCCGTCTCGTCTCGGAGTCCGAGACGGACCCCACGAACGCGACTGCCCGCGCGCAGCTGCAGCTGAACCGGTTCCAGGCCGCCCGAGCGAACGTCACGCTGTCGACCGACGCCTATGACGTCAAGGGCGACCTCGTGGTAGGCGACTACCTGTACATCTGGGACAAGGAAAGCGGTTTTTTTGACGTCGCCAATGAGATCCCGTGGCGTGGCGAGCCAATCAACCCGATCGCGCTCCGGTGTATTGAGCTGAGCTACCCGATCCCGCCCGGCTGGACGGTCGCCTACCGCGACGTGAACGGCGTCTGGACGGACCTGTCGCGCTACTATGAGCCGGAGGGCGGGGACACGACGGTTGTGGTGGGGGACTTCTCCCGCAACCTCACCGGCATCGCAGGCGAGCCGATCGGTGTTCGCGTCAACGCTCCTAGCGCCGGGGCGGATGCGACGGTGCCAGCACAGGTCGTGTTCGGCGCGTACTCCACAGCGGCCTACCAGTCCTCGGCGATCAATGACCTCAAGGCGGCCGTCCAGCTTACATGGACGCAGCCGCTCAACGTCGACGCATCCACCATCGTCGACGGAGACCACTATGAGATCCAGTACCGTGTCACACAGGCGTACTCCTATCCCATCACCTGGAACCAGGCGAGCCTGTTTCACTGGAACCAGTTGCAGACGTGGGGCCGTCCGCTCTCCAACGACGCCAACACCGGCGACAACTGGAACACCGTCATGGTCCCGTTCGACCAGACGGTGGCGCTGATCCAGGAGCTATCTGTTGCGGTTGAGTATGAGTTCCGCATTCGTGCCGTCGACACCGCCAACCCGCCCAATGTCGGAGCCTGGTCGTCTATCCTGACGATAACGACCACGGGAGACGTGCTCGCTCCGAGCGTCCCGGCTGCGCCTACCGTTGCCGCGTCGCGGCTCGGGATCCAGGTCGTTCACCTCCTCGGCAAGTCCTCGGGCGGCACGTTCAACCTGGAGCCGGACCTTAACCACCTTGAGGTGCATGTAGGCTCCACATTCTTCTTCCCTGACAGCACCAGCCTCGTGGGGCGGATACCTGCCAACGAGAGCAACCTGATCGGCCGGATCCCAGTCGTGGCAACATTCCAGCTGGAGAACACTGCCGACGTCTGGGTCAAGGTCATCGCTGTCGACAGGCAGGGCAACAAGTCCGGAGCGAGCACGGCTGTGCAGGCCAGCATCCTGCTGATCGACAATCAGCACGTGAGCGACCTCTCGGTCAGCAAGGTTACTGCCGGAACGATCACCTCAGACTGGATCGTTGCGGCGGCCATCAAAACCGCAGCGATGGGCCAGCGCGTTGAGCTCAACTCTCTGGGGATCCAGGCTTACAACGCTGCTGGCCTACAGACGGTTGCCATCAGCGCCGACCCGCTCTCCTCCGGGGACTTCGTGGCGTTCGGCGACGGGCTGCACACCTTGGCCCGGATCGACTCCACGGGCGTTGTCGTCGCCAAGGACTCCTATGTAGACAGATCCTTCATCGGTGGCGTCGACATTGTCGCGGACGTTATCAACAAACGTCCTAAAGGGATCATCGCATGGGGGCAGAGCAGTGTGTTGGTGCTAAACTCTGCCCCGAACGTTGAGCTGGGGTATATGGAGCTGGCGTTCGTTGCCGAGGCCAATCGGATGTATCGCGTGGTCTGCTTCGGCGACATGGACTCCACGAGCGCGGCGGTTAACGAGCGGTACACCTTCCGTCTCCGCGACGGCGGTGCGTCGCAGCCCACGGTATCCAGCACTTCTATCGGCACCAACGCTTTCCCGGCCACACAGAGTGCCGGTGTCAACTCAACCCTCACGGGCACCTGGCTGAAGTCCGACTTCACGGTGGGGCTACACAGACTCCTCTGGACCTTCTTTGCGGTAATCGGGACCGGCAAGCTAGATGGACCATCCGGACCTTCGTTCTTCTGGGTCGAGGACATGGGGCCACTCGATCTCTTCCTGAATACCGGGATCATCAATGATGGCAGCGGAACGCCGATCGATCCGGTGTACGGGAACACGTTGACGTACAACGCAATCTGGGCGTACTCATACAACTCTGCTGGGCAGTCCTCGGACAGCGGCAACCTCGGGCAGTCGGACGGCGCGCAGTACGCCGGACTGGCTGGATTCGACTACAACAGGATTCAGTCGGATCTTGCTGGGAAGACCCTGCTATCTTGCAAGCTCACCCTGAACTACTGGAACTGGTATGGCAACAGCGGCACGGCTGTGCTTGGGACGCATGACTACGGACCCTTCACTGATACCTGGGACGATGCCCGTGTCAACCAGAACCGCGTGCAGAGCCCCAGTTGGCCGGAGGGGGCAACGCGCTCCGTCGAGCTAGGCACGACGATCGGCAATGAGTTCAAATCAGGGGTGTCAAAGGGGATCGCTGTTGGCCCCGCTCCGACCGGAGCGAATGTGTACGCCGGAATCGCCAGCGCTGAGTTCGCCTACATAAAGCTCACCTTCTCATATTCGTAAGGAGCAACAATGCCAGGGACTACGACCACAAGGTTGGCGCTCTATAAGCCAGACGCCACTGGCATTGACAATGTCAGCGTTGTCACTGACATCAACAACAACGCCGACAACCTAGACGCCAAGGTGGGCTGGGTCGCTTGTACCTCGGGCACACGACCAGGCAGCCCGTACAACGGGCAGGGTATCCGCGAGACCGACACCAGCAAGTATTACATCTGGAACGGGGCGGCCTGGATCCAGGCTCTTGTTGGGACCGCACAGTTCGGTGCCATCCAGGACCTCGGTGCACAGACGATCATGCGCGACCGCATCACCATGAACCGGACTCCGGCGACGGTGAACGCGCTGGAGTTCTACAAGACCGGCGACGCGCAGGTGAGTTCCCTCATGAGGATTGACGGTCGGATCGAGTGGGGACCGGGCGGGGCTGCGGCGACTGACACAGCGTTCTACCGGAGTGCGGTCGGCACACTGAAGACGGACACGGCGCTAATCGTCCAGACTGACCACACCATCAACGGCCGACTCTTCCTCGGGACGCGGCGCTACAACAACCAGTTCAGTGCTGTCACGACTGTGGCCGGAACAGCTGCAGAGACGGTGATCGGAACGCTCACGATCCCCGCGAACGACATGGCAGTGGGCGCGATCTATCGGATCCGTATCAGGGGCACGGCGGGCGTTCTCACGGCCACCACCCCCACAATGACCTTCCGGTCGCGGATCTCCGGCGTCGCCGGTACCGCCATCGCATCCAGCGGAACGCTCACCTCATCCTCTGGTGTTACCAACAAGAACTTTGAGGTTGACCTGCTCGTCTCGTGTATCACAATCGGTGCGGCAGGTACGATCCGGGGTGTGCAGATGGTGACGCAGACCCTGACGATCGCAGGCGCAGCCCCGTCTGCAGCGACCCAAACGATTATGGACGGTGGATCGGCAGCGATTACCGTTGACACCACAGCGTCTCGGGACCTCGTGATAACTGCCCAATGGGGAACGTCGAACGCTGCGAATACCCTGACCGCATACATCGTCGCTGCAGAGAGGGTCGCGTAATGGCCAACGAGCCAGTCATTCAGGTTGTCCCGAAGATGCGGAGCCTGAAGTACAACGGGACGAACAGCGCCCAGATCATCAACGGTCTGAACGTGACCGCGAACGGCGGGACGGTCTGGAGCGTGTTCTCTGAGATCGCAGGTGTGCTCACGGTCCGGCGTACCATCCAGGACAAGGTGGCACCTGAGTCGTTCAACTATGTCATCAACACCAACGACATCCTGATTACCGGTCAGGACAACACCGGGCTGGGCGAGATCCTGAATCCGGTGCTGTTCGCCCAGCAGTACTATGTGCTCCCGTAAGGAGGCTCGATGCTATACGGAGTCGATGTCCATCCGCAGTACCAGAAGGGCCTGAAGATCGAGGATCTGCCCAAGCAGGGGTACACCTTCGCGGTCGTGAAGTGCACCCAGGGGACCTCCTTCTACGCCACAGGGTTTGCGGAGTGGATCGGTCGTATCCGCAAGGCCGGGATGATTCCCGGCGCGTATCACTGGATTGAGAAGGGCTCCGGCGCGGCGCAGTGCGACTGGTTCCTCAAGAACCTGGAGAAGGTGGGCGGCCCGAACGGTCTGCTGATCCAGCTGGACTGCGAGGACACCGCGACCTACGCGGACGTGAAGGCGTGGGCGGCTCGCTGGGAGTCGAGGACGGACGCCCACCCGTTCGCTATCTACACGGGCAAGTGGTGGTGGGACGCACCGGGGCGGAAGTGGGACGGCGGAGCCGTGACGCCGTACCTCTGGGACTCGCATTACATGAAGCAGCCCGACACCAACACCGTCGCCGACAACCCCGCGAGCCTCGCGGCGACCATCCCGTCTGCATGGTGGGCACCGAACTACGGAGGGTGGAAGACGGCAGCGATCCTCCAGTTCACGTCCAAGGGCGACGCCGGAGGGATCGGTAACAACGTCGATCTCAACGCTACCAAGATGACCAAGGCTCAGCTGCTCGACATGACGGAAGGAGATGACGTGAAGCCCAGTGATATCACGGCAATCGCGGACGCGGTGTGCAAGAAGCTCACGGCCGACAAGGCTTTCCAGGCCGCAGTCGGCAAGTCTGTGCTGACGTGCGACCGGGTGCCGGTGCCGCAGCCGCCCATCAACAACGCGGACTACCTTGGGCCGAAGCCCAACACGACGTACGCGCTTGAGAACGCGCTCCGCGAGGTCTGGCGCGACGGGCGGGAGCACGCGAACGCAATCATGGAGGCTCTTGGCAAGCCTCCGGTCTACCCGAAGCCTGAGGTCTGAAGATGAACGCACCTGAGTTCTATGTCTTCCAGCCGGACCTGGGCGGGCTCCTGTCGCTCGTGATCACGGTCCTGCTACCACTTGCGGTGTCGCTGATCACGAAAAGATCCCAGCCAGCGGCCATGAAAGCGGTGCTGCTACTGCTCTTCGCTGCCATCTCGACGTTCCTGCAGGCGTGGGTCGCGGCGCTCCAGGCCGGGGCTCCGTTCGTGTGGACGGTGGTGGCGTACAACGTGGTCGTGAACTTCGTCCTCGCAGTGGCGGTCCATTTCGGGCTCTGGAGGCCCACCGGCGCGACCGACACGGCGCAGGACATCTTGGTCAACGACAAACGCCCGGCCTACGCCAGGCGCTAGCCGCAACTTTCTGGCACGGCGTACTCTTGTAACCAGAGAAGATGGTGGAGGACAACGCTTAGCGTCTCGTTTGAGATTGCGGTTCCCTTCCTCGCGTGACGTGCGGACTCCTCTGGGACCGGTCGGACTCTCGCCCCGACCGGTCCCCTTCTCTTTGCAAAAGAATCTTCGTTACCCCTGGTAGATCCAACGCTCTCGACTTTCCTCCCGTCAAAACTTGGAGTAGGATTGGCGTCGTAAAGGGAGGAGCGAGAGACCTCCCCGTAGAAGGGAATCAAGATGGAGCACGAAGAGACTCGGCCGGAAACCAACCCGGAGACCGAAGAGAAGACCTATCCGTGGATGGATGCGCAGGGTAACGCGCTTAACGCTAACGGGAGCGTCGTGGAGTGCGATTGCGATCGCTGCCTAGCCAAGTACGAAATCCGGGGAGGCGTGAGATGATCAAGTGCGGACATTGCGAGGGACGCCACGAGACTGTGGCGCAGGTGCGCGAGTGCCAGGCTTTCGAGTCCCACCGGCCCCCTACCCGTCCGAGCGAGCCGGATTGGATGCGCACGGATTATGGCTCTGAGATCATCCGGACGTCTCCCCCATCCAGCGGGACGGATCTCCGATTTGACCGGGCGCTGGTGACGCAGGATGGCATGTACCGGGCCATCATCGAGGACCCGCACAACGAGGGCACGACCGGGGAGATCTGGAAGGTCCAGTGGAACCGCGCCGGTGGCGACGGCCGCAGGCTTTACGCCAAGGTCCTGACCGATGAGCCCAGAGGAGAGTGGCACTTTGAGTACGTCCCAGGCGGCATCCTCAAGCTCCGCCCGGAGGACCGGATGACGCTGGAGGAGGCGCAGCAGTTCGGGAAGCTCTATGGCGTCTGCTGCGTGTGCGGCCGGACGCTCACCGATGAGATTTCGATCGAGGCCGGCATTGGACCTGTTTGCGCAGGTAGAGTGTAATTGTAGCCAATTGCAATAAGATGGAGTAGCGTTGTCCTTGAAAGGGGCGGCGAGAGCCCCGAAACGAAGGGAACTGAAATGAACATCGACCTGATGCAGGTTAACCTGGAGAACATGACCACCGTCGAGCTTCGCAAGCTGGCTGGCCAGGTTGGGGTCAAGGGGATGTCGAGCGGCCGCAAGGCTGACCTCCTGGACAAGCTCTACGCGATGAAGGTTGAGATTGACAACCAGCGGCAGGCAGTCGTCACCCCGGAGTCCAAGCCCGCCAAGGCCACCGGCAAGAAGCGTTGCGCGGTCTGCGAGATCCGCCCGGCCAGCCCCCTCACCGCCGAGGGCATGACCTGCGAGCTTTGCTACGAAGAGGCTGGATGGGAAAACGCCCACAGCGACCACGGCCACGACGACATCGACACCTACTCGCTGGAGAACACCCACTTCACCGAGCAGGCCGAGGTTGACGCTTACATCGCGGAGACCAAGCAGGAGATGGAGTCCTGCTGGATCTGCCAGCCGAACCTCAACAAGGCCAGCGGCGCGAAGGTCCGGGTAGGCACCCCGCGACTCGGCATGACGTTCAACGTCACGATCAAGGCCTACGGCGCGACCAAGGCCACCGAGGTCAAGGCGCTCCTCAAGGCTCGCGGCCTCTCCGGCGCGAAGATCACCGAGACGGACGGCGGCGTGATGCTGGAGCTTAGCAAGGCCGGTATCGTCTGCGTGTGGTCGGACTCCGGTCGCCGGATCGTCACCCAGGTCAACGGCAAGAACGTCCGGAACGTCAGCGAGATCCTGCAGAAGCTGGCCTGAGCCCATCGGGTGGGAGCGAGGCCCAGCGCCTCGCTCCTCGCCCAGGACGCTCAGTCCTAGCCCAGCGAGAGGGCTCTTAGAAGGGAACCGAGATGGCTAACCTGGATGTGATCCTCAACAAGATCAGCGGACTGCTGAACGTGGCCGAGGATCCCGCTACCCCGCCTGAGGCCGCAGCGACCTACCGGGCCAAGGCCGAGGAGCTTATGCGCAAGTACCGGATCGAGCAGGAGCATCTGCTGGCGCAGGACGCCACCGCCGTTGAGCCGATCCTCTCCATCATCGACCTCTGCCGACTCAACACCACGCGGTACTCCAGCTGGTACTCCATCTTCATCCGCCGGATCGCCGATCACTGCGGCGTTAACGTCCATATCAAGAACTACTTCCACCCGGTCGACGGCTGGATGGCACAGGCCGCGCTGGTCGGCTACGAGGGTGACGTGCGGTATGCGGAGTACCTGTTCAACGCCGCGCGTCTCGTCTTCATCAACCGGATCGACGTCAACCCGGACCCCAGCCTCAGCGACGCGGTGAATGTGTTCCGGCTCCGGTCGGCAGGATGGAACCGCTATGAGATCGCGGACGCGCTCTGGGGCAACCGCGACGCCACCCACACCACGCGGGCCACGAAGATGTACCGTGCGGAGTGCGAGCGTCGCGGCGTCGAAGAGATGGTGGCCGGTCGCGGCGTCAACGTCAAGACCTTCCGCTACGGCTTCGCCAACGGATTCAGCAACGGTCTCCAGTCCCAGCTGCGGGAGGCGCGGGACGGCGCGGACAGCCTCGGCGGCGCGGTCCAGCTGCACGGGCGCGAGGAGCGGGTGCTGGAGGCGTTCTATGGATTCTTCCCGCAGCTGCGGCCGGTCGAGATCGAGGTTCAGGAGACCACCCCCGCCAAGAAGTCCCGCAAGAAGGGCTGGACGCAAGCCGATGAGGCGCGGTACCAGCGTTACCACTACTCGGCTGAGGCTCGCGCCGGTGCTGCTCTCGGGCGGGACGCTGCGAGCGAGGTCGAGGTTGATAGGTCTTCACGCGCCCAGCGCGTGGAGGAGGCAGGCACTCGGACTCCCAGCGGTGAGCTCACCAGCTAGTGCCCGTTGCGGCCGCGCGCCGAGACACGTCCTCCGGCGCGCGGCCTGCAGCCTCCAGGAGTAAGCTCGGGACGAAACTCCAGAGAAGGGAACAAGAAGATGGTCAGCAAGGCAGTAGCCACCAGGCCAAGCAAGACCGTTCGGGTTACCAAGGAGCAGCGCGAGCGGATGGCGCGGCTTGCGTCCGGCGAGACGCGGTTGGTGGAGGTCCGTCGCCTCGTGCAGGGCGACACGCTCCAGGGGTATGGCGGCGACGCGGTTGTGCGCCGGGTGACGGGCGGGACCCTGCCCCACAGCCTCAACTTCATCGAGATGGAGAGCGGGTGGGCGGTTCCAGGATGGCCGGAGGAGAAGTTGGAGGTGTGCCGCCGTGCCGAGTGAGGCCGGAGGCTATCCGGTCGGCAACGTCGATCCGTACCAACGGGGATGGTTCAAGTGGGCGGAGCGGATCACCCAGAAGCCGTTCATAGCACAGGGAATACCCGAGAGGGTACTGCGGAAGGTCGACCGCCGCAGGAACAAGATCAGGCGAGAGAAGAGAAGGGGACTGAGATGACGACCACAGTACGCAAGGGAGGGCTCCGGCGGGTCGCGGACGCCAAGCGCGAGCGAGCCGCACAGCGGATGCCGAACACGATCGTGGAGACGGCTGATGTCTACGGCGACTGGAGGCTCACCGAGCTTCGTGCCGAGGCCGTGCGCCGGGAGGTCCTGGAGGCACGGACGATGGGCAAGCAGGCGCTCCAGGACGCGCTGCGGCTCCACGACAAGACCGAGGCTGAGCGTCCCAGGCCGCGTACCCGCCCGGCTGAGCCGGTGCAGAAGACTGCCGCTAAGGCCCCTAGCTCCAACGGAGAGGCCACAGTACCGGAAACCAAGAGCGAGGCCAAGGCTCGGGTGTTCTGCACGGCTATCGAGGCGCTAGGGTGGATCGGGCATTACCGGACCGAGGGTGAACTGACCGAGGTTGTGGCGACGCGCGGCGCTGACGTCATCGAGGCGATCCACCAGGCGTGGGACAGCGGCGTGTATGTCAACGCTGGAGCGACCTACACGGTGGGCGACCGGACGGTGCAGACGCGGA